AGAAGATACTAAATGGCTTTTCTCACACCTGGCGACTACGAAGTACCTATTCGCACCAATCGCCTCACTCAAATCATAGACAGCACGCCCATCATTTTAGATGAAGCCGAAGGCACAGCCTTGCAAATTGTGCGGGATGCGCTGCATAGCAGATACGATGTGGATGCTATTTTTGCCACCACTGGCACAGACCGCCCTGCGCAGGTAGTGCGCTGGATGGTTACGCTGGTGTTGTATTTCTTATATGAGCGGATTCCCGATAATATAATGCCCGAACGCATCAAGAATAATTATGAAATTACGCTTGAATATCTAAAGGATTTGGAAGATGGCAAACGGGACAGCGAGCTACCAAGAAAAACGGTGGATGATAAACCAAAAACGAAGTTCATTTATGGTGGGAACACACCAAGAACACACGACTTATACTAGCATCAAAAAACACCGTTTAAAACCCGTTTAAATTCGTTTAATTTGAACGAATCGGGTAAAATCGCACAATCCCACATTTAGCACTAACGCTTTTAAATTAAGCCTTTTTATAGCATGAATTTTTTTCAAAGAATAGCCAGTGGTTTTCGCTCCATTTTTGGAGCCAATAAATCCGCCTCTTTAGCCAGCCCGAAGGGTCGTAGAATGTTTCCGCAAATAAAGCGGCTGCATAACTACAGAGTAGAACTGCAACTAAAAACGCTGGGGGATGCGATTCTTTCAGCCGAGAACCCGCTGCGCCCTGATAGACGTAACCTATATGCCATTTACCGAGAAGTATGGCGGGATGGGCATTTATTCAGTCAAATGCGGCTACTACGCGAAAGCGTGGTGGCTGCTGGATTCCAATTGCGAGACAGCAAAGGCAAAGAAAACAAAGTGGCAACGGACTTGCTGCAACGCAAATGGTTTATAGACTATATCCGCACATTTGTTGATACCTATTTTTGGGGACATAGCTTGGTAGAGTTTGGAGAACAGAACAAAAAAAGCGGCGAGTTTTCAGAAATAACCCTTATGCCACGCGAACACGTACGCCCCGAAACGGGCGAAATCCTTATCACTCCAAGCGACACCAAGGGCATTCCGTACCGAGATACAGATATTGGCAAGTGGCTAATGGAAATGGGCGGCAAATTTGATCTTGGGCTTTTGCAGATTGCAAGCCAAGATGTTATCCGCAAACGCTATGCGCTGGGCGACTGGAGCCGTAGAAGTGAAAAATTTGGAATGCCAATTACCATCGCTAAAACTGATACCAGCGACCAAACCGAAGTAGATAGAAGAGGCGAGATGCTTGCCAACCTTGGTAGTAATTCTTGGGCTGTGCTGGATGAAAATGATGAGCTAGAATTTATTGAAAGTGGCAATACAGATGCCTACAAAATATACCTAGAGCTTATCGATTACAGCGATAACAGCAATAGTAAAGTCGTTGTGGGTCAAACAGGCACAAGCAGCAACGAAGCCTATGCAGGTACGGCTGATGTACACAAAAGCGTGTTTGAAGTATTTGTGGCTTCCATTCTCCGAGATTTGCAGTTTCATGTCAATGATGAGCTTATCCCTTTTTTAATAGGCTTTGGTTATCCTTTGGATGGCTATAAAATCCAATTCTTGGAACTGGAGCAGAAAGATAAAGAGGATAGCAAAAGCATACCTACACCTGAGCCGCAAAAAAAAAAGCTAACTAAAGAGTTCTATCCTCTTGGCTCTCTGTGCTGCTCACCCAAGAAATATGCCTTGGCAAAGCCTAAGACCTTGGATGAGTTGTACCAAAAAGCTGCTAAAAATGTCTATGACGGCAAACTCAAAAAAGGAGACTTGGATGCAGCTCTTTGGCTTTACAATGTGCAAGAGCTTTGGAAAGCCGTAGAAAAAGGCACAGGCAAAAGCTGGTTGAAAATCGACAAAGAAGATAAAGACTACAAAATGATGCAACAACTACGCGAAAGCGTTTACAGTTTTGCGGCATTCAAAAACTACCATAACATAGCCGATATGGTGGATGCGATGACAGATGAAAACGATGTGGTAAGGAGCTTCAGCGACTTCAAAGAAGTAGCACAGGGCATCAATACCATCTACAATGAAACTTGGCTGGAGTCCGAATATAACACCAGCATAGGCACAGCACAAATGGCAGCCCGTTGGGGCGAACTTTGGGCAGAGCGCGAAGATTTCCCTTATTTGCAATATGTGGCTATCAATGACGAGCGCACACGCGAAGCCCATGCCGCTCTTGATGGTGTTACATTGCCCATCACCGATAGTTTTTGGAATAGCTTTTTCCCGCCCAACGGTTGGAATTGCCGTTGCGATGTTATCGCTTTGGCTGAGGCTGACGAGGTACAGCCTGAATCATTGCCCAGCACAGAAGAAGTGCCGATGACATTTAGACATAATGCAGGCAAGGACGGTGATTTATTTGGCGAAAAACATCCGTATTTTACGGATGTGCCGAAAGAAACCAAAGACAAAATTTTAAAGGCTATGAACAAAATAAAGCCGAAAGAGTAATGGCGAATGTATTAATAATGAAGCCCCGTACTACGTGAGTAATACGGGGCTTTTTTAGAATCATGCTCTAGCTAAAAACGGCAAAATCTCTTGCCTTTCAGACCAATTAACGGAAAATATATCGTACTCTTCTAGCGCAGTCTTAATTTCGGGGGACACTCCGTGCGAATCATTTAAGATAAGAACTCCCTGCGTTTTTTCTCTTACTTCTTGAGTGTCACTTATCATAAACATGGCATTTACAATTACATCCTTTTTAGGGTAATTAATTGCTCTAATAATTGTATCACTTTGTCTTTTTCCTTTGGGGATAATAAAATCGAACTTGTGCATTAAGCCACTTTTTCCAGTGAAAAAAGCATCTTTTGCATATGGTATTTCATAGGTGTCTAAAAATGTAGCAACATCCTCTAAAAAGAAATTTTCTACCTTTTGTTTAGACAAAATGAACATATCATCTACACTCATTATCGCTTGTAAAAAACGGTGTTTATCTCTTGCAAAATTTGAAACGCTAGTTTTAATGATTAGCTCATTATCTGAATTTTTAGTAACACCAAAAGAATTTAGGACTACGTTAAGTTCATCCAGCCTTTTTTGGGAACGGGTATTGAAATCTACTCCCATTAAACCAAGGTCTGTGATAGTAACACACGCATCTGATAGCAAAATTTCATCGCCATTTTTTTTAGCATATATTTCTATCATATCATTGCGATGATTAAGAAACGGTGTGATTATTTCTGACCAACCATTATCTAATTCACGAATATGTATTCCATTTTTGAGCCATTCTATATAGGCATCAATTAGTTCTTTCATAGAAAGAGATGTTTTATATAATTAAAGGTTTAGGTAATATTGGCAATATATTATCAATATTGCAATAGTCAAAAAATTTAGCCATTTTGTCGTATAAATCATCTGAAGGCAATATATCTAGTCCTTTCACATGAGTTAATGGCAATGCCCATTTTTCATGGTATCCTTCAATATAAAAATGCAAATGGTCTTCCCGAATAAATTCATAATCCTCAAATCCTTCAAACATAGCATCGGGGGCTGGAGCTACAGGGTTTCTATGCGACCCCATAAAATCTAATCTTCTAATAAAGATGCTTTCTTGGTATCGAAGATTTAGTGTGAGTTTATCATTTATCTTGTTTTTTCTATTTACATCGGCATTAAACTTTATTCGCCCATTTCTTGAATCCTGTAAATCGATAGTTAGTAATCCTCCTTGAGATGGAAAATTAAGCAAAAGAGACAAATTTGTAGGAATCTTTTTTAGATTAAAGATTACTGCTAATTCTTGTGGAGTCATAATTGCATTCAGTTAAGTGTTTCAAATGAATGCAAGATATAAAACACATTTAAAAGTAAAAAACAAAATGTTACTATTTTGTTATTACATTTTGTTTTTTATTCTAACGAATTTAACAACAAAAAGTTGTACATTTTTTTGTTTTTTAACACCAAAGCCCCACCATCACTGGCGGGGCTTTTTAAATACTCCTAATATCGGGCAAGGTTCTTCAGTCGCTTTGCTGCTTAATAAGGCTCGTAGCGGTACTTGCCTCCTCTACCTAACTCGCCCAGCAGCATCGCCAAAGTATAATTTTATGGATACTGCGAATCTGAAAGCGTACGGAAAGCAGCCCGCGCATTATTTTGATTCGTGCTAAAATATTCGCCAACAGTACCTATATTTAGCTTCGTTTCGGGCATCCAAACCGTTCGCTTGGCTCCTACCAACCTATAACGGTATTGGTTTTCCGTATCACCCCAAGTAATTTCTTCTACAACAGCCCTAAAAAAAACGGCTCCCTTGTGCCGTTCAATCTCGCCGTTGCCCAGTGCCACTACAAAGACATTAGTGCCTAATGTAAGTTGTGGATTTGCAGTAGTAGCCATTATTCCTCCTCCTCCGCTTCGTTAAGCTGTTCTATAATGGGGTTTTCTATGTCGCTCAACTCTGATGCTTCTTTTGATACAGCGTTACCGCTTGCATCTCGCATCGTATAGCTGTAATCGCCATTGGTATTGGTTATTTCTGCCACCCAACCATATTTAGCAGTTTTCGAGCTTTCGGTAACATCCAACCAAAATAGCTTTTGCCCTAATGAAAATTCGTTTGCCATTTAGCGTTTTTTTGATAAAATTCGCTCGATAGTTTTACCCGAAAGCGCGAACCGTGAAGAAAGCGTATCTATTACATCATCCAAACGAACTCTATTTTTGTGGTACAATTCGCTGAACATCGTAGTTATTTGAGCATTGCGCTGGGCGGTGTTTGCTTTGCGCCGCTCGTGGCGGGTCATTGATGCTGCGTTAGTTGTCATAGCTGGCAGTAATATTTAGATTATTGATTAAAGTCTGTATGTAGGCTGGGGTCGCGCTCACATCCAGCACGGTACTTTGGAACCGTTGCACCGTAACCATTAGGTTACTGAGCCGATGGTCGGGCGTGGTGCTCGTGCGCACTATTTCATTTACCACCCTTTTATCGTTGCCTGTATTTGCCAAGGCAGCAAAGGCGGGCAACGAAGAGAGCCAAGCCCCGTATTTGTGCAGCTTTTGATATACCAAGGCGTTAAGCCCTAGATGGTTGGTGGTTGGGTCTAATACTCTTTGGTCGTTATCATACATAGATTCGCTTACCACATGGATATTAAAGCCGAGCGTGGCTTGTTGAATACCCGTGCCCATCGTAGCCCAGTCAATTGCCTCAAATTCTATATAAGCACCACAATCTACAAACAAGGTGTTTTCCTCCGCTTGCTCTTCCTGTGCATAGTACCAATCCACCTCTTTTAGTTGGGTGATTTCTTGGAGTCTGGCTTTGATAATTTGATAATACTCGAGTATCATTATTTGAAAATTGGTATTGCCCTAAGCAGGCGTTCAAACTGAAATATAAACCTTTTATTCAAGAAGGCTGATTCGCCCATAAATTGCCGTTTGGGTATCTTCATATTTACCCTGCGCGTGTGTGCGCTCACCTGTGTTTTGCCGCGCTTGGTACGTCTGTCATGGTTTCGGACATTGGCAGTCGTTTGTATCGTACCGCCTTCATTGTGTATTTCTGCATAGGGCACATCGGTCAAAATCTCTATTACTGTGCCTGTTACCTTTTTCCGTAGGCTGCGCCGTAATCTACCCGATTTAACCAATACAGCCCTGCGACCTTCGCGCCGCATCTTGCGCCCTGCTGTGCGCTCTTTTCGGGGCTTCCAAGGCTCATAAGCTTCATCAATGAAGCCTTGCCGTTTGAAGCTCTGTTTAAAAAAATTCAAAGCCTCTGTACCTGCATAAGTAGGCAGTTTTTTCAACTGCTTTTTTACATCCTCCAAATCTTTGATGATTTTTTGGAAGTCAGGAAATGCCCCGCCTCTTTGCTTTACCATGTTATCAGTGCTTTTTGTTGCATTAAAGATACAACATTTTGTTTTAATAACGAAATTCTAAAACAAAATGTTGCTAAAAATAAGAAACCCCAACCTATGTAGGCTGGGGCTGATTTTAGCGTATTGCTTCACTTATTTTGTTAAATAAAGCATAGATATACGCATCATATTCTATCCAATCTTTAGAGTAAATAAACTGTAACAATGCGGCGCGATGGTAAGACTTTATGTGCAGTTGGTACTTATCCCTTTTATCATGTAGCCGCTTCACCTGGTCTCTGTATAATTCGCGAAGCACCTCCATGTAACAAATTTCGGCAAAACTGTCAGGCGGTTCATAGCCCAGCGTAGCAACCGCCTTGCTCATCTCTTCGGGTTCTGCATCGGGTAGGTACTTGTGGAAATCAAAGTCTTTCCAAAACTTTATTTCCTCCCCGATTTGTAGCAACAGGGCTTGGAACTGCTCAAGGCTTAGTGTGATGTGCTTTTCTGTTTTTAACATGGCGTTGTACTTTATCAATGATACTCTGTGCTTGCTGCTCTTCCAGTTGGTTCAACTCAAACACGCCCTGTTCCTTACACAATGTCCGTTGCCAATGGATTAGATGATTGTTCAAAAGCAGTTTATACAATCGGCTTCGTAGCTTGGTTAATTGTTCCATTCTGCACAGTTTAAATAGGTTTCGGCATATTTGCGCTCCATGTGTGGACGCTCGGAAAGGAAGTGGTTATACTTCTTTATGTGGGCGAGTGCCTTGGTGCGTTCGCCCTCTGGCATTGCTTCCCACTTCTTTTTTACCCGTTCCTTTTTGCCCACTTTGTAGGCATAGGCTTCCCAAAAAACTTCAAAACTCAAATCCGTTGGGACTTCTACTATTTCAACTTTGCCCTTACTCCCCATCCATTGGGCAACTGTTTTTATATCCTCATTAGCCAATTGTATAAATAACCATTTGCGCTGGTCTGGCTTCAATTCGGATATAATTTTCATGCTTACTGGTACGATAGAATCTGGGTTGTACTCAATTTCTATCAAGTCTGTTTGGTCTTTTCGGATGATGTACTTTTTCATCGTTTTTTAGTTTTTCGTTTAGAGATTTTCGCCCAACCAACACGCTCAAAAGGTTTATCCCAAATAGGATTATATTCAAAAACTTTAGCCGAAAAATCAAATGCAGGAAACACTGATTTAGGCTTTGGTTCATCAATATATCCAATATGAGTATGTATTTGCGAAATAGCATAAATAAAAATGGGTTGCATAATTAACAGTCTATCTCTCATTTCCCAGCCTCCTTTTCTTTTTGCCTGCCAATGTAATAAAGTTGCTCATTTACTTCATTCAATTCCCTTTCAGCGTTTACTAGCTCATTTTTGTATCGCTCGTTAAACGTTCTTTTTTTGTGGGTTTTAAATTGACCTTCCAACTTTAGCATTTTTGAGTAATCCTCATCGTATTCAGCAATATTCAGCTTATACGTGCCTGCAATTACCTTTTTTTTCATAGTCTCCATCCAGTCAAAAAGCGGCTGTGAAAAATTGCCAAATATCCAATGTTTATGAATAGCAATCGTTTTTTCCAGCCTTGCTTTTGTTTCCAAAAGAACCTTTTCCAACTTATCCATAAAACAGTATTTTAAGGGTAAAAAAAGAGGGCAACACTCTTGTAAAATGTTGCCCAAATATTAATCAACAAACAATTCATCTCGAAGCATTTCCGCCATTTCATTGCACTGGCGTACTTTCTCTGTCAGTCGTTCCACGGCGTTTGTTCCATCATTAGCAATCACTACTTTCTTATCCTCAAAGCCTATGCGGGTGCGCTTTAGTTGGCATTTGAGATTCGATAAGTACATATTCACAGCCTTTTGCAGTAAGTCCCGTTTGATGGGCGTATCAGCTATTTCAAGAACGCTGCTCATTTTCCAATTCTTGAACTTTGTCCATGCCCATTTTAATAACCTTGTTCATTGTGTCGATAAGCTCGGCGACATCTTTCGTAACATTGTAGATGCGAGGCTCTTCGCCTTCATTCATTGTTACTTTGATTTCTATCAATTCTTCGGCTTCTTTTGCTGAAATGCGTTCTAAACCAGCAATACGATTTTGCAGCGTTCCAATATCCCCACAAAGCATATCTATCGTTTGTTTAGCTTCATTAATCCAATCCGCCAAACCCAGTGGAACATTAAATTTATGCACCTCAATATCGTTGCGGTGCTGTACAGCAATTTGTTTAAATTCCTCTTGCTTATCCTCCTCTTTGCCCTCCTTCACCTTCACACCATACACCGCCAGCGCAGCAACCAACTCTTTGTTATTCCCTATTTTTTGCCCTTGCATCAGCATAGAAACCAAGCGAGAAACGTGCTTGTATTCCATGTCTGTAAGGAGTTTTTGCACTTGCTCATCTGTCAGAGCCTGACCATTTCTATCAAGAAACGCATTGATACTTTTAGTTTTTGCCATGATTGGTAGTTGTTTTTTAAGTGATAAATTGATACTCGTTCATTGTAAGGAAGATGGCTTCCTTTACAGATTCAGACCATACCCAAACCCCGCCTTTTATGCCTTCGGGCGGTGGGCAAGTCCAATGGACTCGCCCAGCTAGTAAGTCAGTAGCATCATTGGCGCAGATGGTTATTAGGAGCCTGATGCGGCGGGGTTGGAAAGTCATTATTTTTGTGTTTTGCTTTTACCTTTTTGGTAAAGATTGTTCAGCATTTTTTAAAAAATTCAAAGCTCTAACAGCCCCGATTTTAAAAGCTATTTCATCAATAGTTTCCAAAACATCTTCATAGTGAATTTGTGGAATATTAGGCAACCAACTGCTCAAGTCATATTCGTGTGGATTTTCGGGATTACAACCCTCCCATTCTTTCAGCTCTTTTTCTGCCTCTTCCAACTTGTTTTCAATCTCCTCCAGCTCTTCTATGGTTTTCGCTAATTCGTCATCAGATTCATCCAATTCCATTTCACGATGCTCTAATTGGCTGCGCAATCCATTCATCTCAGTTTGTAGTTTCTGCAACCTTACTCGCTGCTTTCTGCCCTGGTTTCTTATGCGGTGTTTCATCCTTGGTAATATTTAGGGAAATGATGCAAATAACTCACGCTGGTTTCATAACTCGCCAAACGGCGAGATACGCCTTGTTTCCATTGCTGGCGCAGTATCATAGGGTCTTTTGTGCCATTCAGCCCCATAGCTACAATCGAGATATTTACGGGGTGCAATCTGCCATATACCCAAGCCCAAAACTTAATGCTATCCAGCATTGCGCCTTTTCTTTGGGCATCATTTTCCTCCAAAAAGAAAAAAACCTCTTGAGCTATAAATTCGCTCATTTCCGTTTCTGTCAGCCCAAGGCACAGAGCCACATTTGCCCGAAATTCGGGCGTGTTGTTGTGGCTTTGCATGAGCACAGCGTTTGCATTTGGTTCGCGGTTTCGGTTTCTTTCGATGCCGCTTTCCTTGCACATTGCCTCTAGCTTTTCTAAGACAGAATAGGCATGATTCATTACCTCCGTAGCCTTGGCACTGATGGCATCGGGCATACCATGCCCAAAGCCCCAAGGCAATACGATGCTTTTATACTCTTCCATGAAATCTTGATACAGAGCTTCCAATCGAGCGATTTGCTCTTTGTTGTCAAGTGTTTCTATTTGTTGTTGCATGGTCTAGGCTGTTTTTTGTTGGTTACGGATGGCTTCTACCAAGGCTTTTACACGGCGCAAATCGCCCTGTGCAGCCGTTAAAATCTCGTTTACTTGGTCTTTATCATTGATACCATTGGCATTTACTACCTTGGTTATTGCACCATTGTCGATGGTGCGCAGCTCGTAGAACTCCTTACCAATACGGCTCAAAATTTCCTGATAAGACTGTTTTTGGCGAGTAGCACCGCGCAGAATACGGTTTTTGAAGTTGAGACCTCCGATGAGCACAAAGCCGCAACCAACGGCATTGTATAAGTCTTTGAAAATGCGCATTGCATTGTCCTTCAGTTCATCAAATTCATCTACAATAATGAGCGGATTGTTCAGAACTTTCAATTTGGTAATGACATCGGCAAGCATTTCGGACACGGCGTAGCTAGGAACCACACCCATAGCCGTACAAAGAGCAGCCAAGAACTGTCTTTTAGTCATATCGCCCACAGCACCCACATAGAAAGTATTTTGATGCTCTTGGGCATACTGTTTTGCGGCGAATGTTTTGCCGCTGGCTGGCTGATAGCTGATGGCTTTCGAGCTTTGCGCCTCCTGTGCTTGTTGGCACAGACGAGTTACTATTTTGTAGTTGGCAATATCAGCCGCCACCCAGCTACTCAGCATCGAGCCCAGCCATTGTTCACACACTCGCCAAGCATCGGTGATATTCTCCCATTTGCCACTCAAAATATTAGATAAAGTAGCCGCGCTGATGCCGATGCGCTTTGCGCTTTCGTTTTGGCTAATGCCCAATTTTTCAATTTTAATGCGTAAAGCATTGACAATTTGCGTTTTTTCCATTTCCTTTGTATTTAAGTTACTGTTAGAATAATGCAGGTGTTGGGTGGCAGCCCAGCCCTGCTTTTTTGTTTTTATTAGTCTTGTATGTCGTCAAATTGGCTGTTTAAGCTCAATTTTTTGACCGTTGAACGGGCTTTTACACCCGCCTTTTTGCTGTTTTCATCGGTCAAAACGCCCGTATTACCGATCATTTCCTCCAATAAAACCGCGTTTTCTGCTTCGTTGGCAGCCTCCTTATGCGCACTCGCAAAGTCTAGTCCCAACATCATTTCATTGCCTTTTTTAGCGGTTTGCAGCTTTTGAACTGCATTTAGGTACTTTCTATTCGCTTTTTCCTCCTCCGTTGCCCATCTATCAGATGGAGACAGCACAGGAGCCAACGTTGCGTACTCTTTAAACCTCATTCCCTTTTCCGTACCATCGCCTACATACAGGGCGATTTGGTCTAAATCGGTGGGGTCGTACTTGATATAGAATGTTTGGTGGGCATTTGTATTCATCCACTCCGCAAAAGCGGCTGGATTATCGCTTTCCAATACAGGGTAATAGTAGTAGGTGTTTTTCTGCACCATCATCGCTATGCCATCGGCACTCCATTGGTAAGGCGTAAAGGCTTCGCCCTTTTTGCGCCACATCATACAGTTTTCTGTATACTCGATTTGACTTACGGGCTGCGCTTCGGTTGTTGTTTTCAGTAGTTCCGCTCGTGTTGGTTTGTTGGGGTTCAGTCTCAGGTGGTTGTACCTTGCTACGCTTTCGCGCAACTGACTGAGTACCTTTTCCTTGGTATATTCGCCGCTTTTCATTGCTGCTTTCAAAAATTCGGGGTTTGCCTTGCTGTCCTCTTCTGTTGTACTAATGTTCATACCCGAGAAATTAGGCTCATAGCGCAGTACATTTGACATCCAAACCCCTTGCATGGGTTCTATTACCTTTGTCCGCGCTCTTCCCACCTGTGCAGGTTTATGTACGATGCGCCATTGTTCCAAGAAACCAGCAAACTCACCGCTCATCAGTGCTGCGCCATGGTCGCTCACCAGTTCGTAGGGTCTGAAACCCGTGCGGCGCATTGCATCTTTCATTGCCTCAATCATTAACGGCGTGTCCTCTGTGTACCCGATGGCATAACCTATAAAGGCTCTGCTCATCGAATCCATTACCGTTGCCATGTATAGTCGTTCGGGTTTATTCTCTTCATTGATAAACCAAAGCGGTGCTACTGTACCATCTATTTCCCATTGCAAGTGCGGCGCATGTAGCCTACGACGGTGCGCCTTCAGTTCTTGGCGGTTGTGATAAACCTTTGCGCCGTGTCGATGTTTATCTAGGCTTGCCCTTTGGGGTTCCAAAAAATTCTGTACCGTTTGGTAACAGACATTGATACCCTTCGCCTGCGCGTGCCGCCAAATCTCTTTTGCCGATATTTTCTGAGCCGAAGCGTAGGCTTGCATCAAAAATGCCTGTGCATCTTTGTCATTCGCCAGCTTCGCGCTGTTATCGTTGCCTAGTCCCTTGTGGATTAGGCAAACCGCTCCATGTTTTTCATATTCTGCCAACTTTTCGCTGATACGGCGCGACGTGGGGAGTTTAATCCCTTTGTCCAAAATGTATTTGCGAACCAGCAGCCAAAACTGCTCAAGCGATATGCACCCGAAATGCGCTGCTGTGTATTTGCTTATTGGCTGCAATGAACTCAGCCAAGAAAGCACAGAACAAGCCTTTTTATACTCGGCTTTTCGCTGGGCTGATAGCCGTAAACCGTTGTGTGTGTAATTGTCAATAACTTTGTAGTCTTGTTCGGGGTGCAGCAACTCCGATTCTATTAGTTGGAACTGTGCGTATTGGTAAGCATCACCGCCAAACGTCCTATCTATTTGTTCGCGCCAAACTCGCTTGAGCTGGCTGTAAGGGATTAATTTACCCTGTTCTTCATCTTCGATTATATCCCAGTTTTCGAGATTATCGTAAACTGTTCTTTGTGGAATATTAGAAGAACCTAATTCAGATATTTTAAGATATAAACCGCTATTGATTAGCTTCATGTTTCCCAATTTTACGAAGTTCAAGCAATCCCTTTTCGTACTCAGATTTTCTAACTTCATTAATACGGTCTATTTCGGCAACCATACTAGCATTAGGATTTTGAACAATGCCATTAATTACATTATAAACAGCTTGCCGAGATACGCCAAAAGCCTTGGCAATCTTGGTAACATCACCATATTTTAAATGGTCAGCGCATTTTTTTTCAGTCATTGTTCCCATGTTATGCGTTTTTTGCATTAAATTTACATTCCTGTCATTCTTGACAATTACAAAGATATAGCAATTTGCTATAAAATGCAAGCAATTTGATATATTTTTTAATAATTTTATTACTTCTATATGTCTATTTTTAATAAAACTGCACAAGCAAGCCAACTTAAAGCAGTTAGAAAAGTCTTAAATTTAACGCAAACACAGATTGCATCTATACTTGGAATAGAACAGGGATATTATTCTGAACTGGAAAGGGGAATAAAGCAATTATCTTTTAATATGATTGAAAATATCGCAAATTGCTTTAAAAAAGATACTGGTAAGTTTTTAAATCTTAATTGGCTACTTCTTGGGGTGGGTGAGATGTATTTAGTGAGTAGCGAAGAACAAAAAATAATAACTGGCGATGGGAATAATATCAATATCGGGCAGGGTAATACTATCGCAATTGCCGATTATGACAAAGCAATGCGAGAAAAAGAAAAAGAAATAGCCCGACTGCAAGGGCAAGTCGAGCTATTAAAGGAATGGTTGGCTAAAAAATAAGCCCATTGCCGATAGTTGCGTTGGGCATTACTTCACTATAAAATTTACTACATCATGGATAAATCAAACAAAATACAATGGGAGAATTTAAACATGTTTCCAATTTTACTACATGTTAGACAATACAATAAATGGTTTAGAGAATTTTGTGATTACATTGAAAAAATAGATGCACCAGACGAAGAAACGCCCTTTGTTATTTTTAAGCAAAAACCGCATCCCATAGATAAAGATGCCATATATTACTACCCTGAAATTTTAGTAAAAAACCCAGAACTAATAAAGTCTATAGAATATAACCGCTCCGCAATGGTGGGCAGGTCTTTCTATCCTACTGATTTGGAACGTCAGAAAGAACATGAGGATTAGATGATTGACTTTGTTCATTGGGATAATGCCATACATGGTTATCAGTGCCTTGAGGGAAAGTATTTTGAGCTGAGAATAAATGTGCAAATTTAGGTTGTACGTTTTGAAATTTATCTCTAAATCCAGCAGCATATAACATGGCAAGCAAGTCTATTTTTGTATCAAAGTCAAGTTCAATTCCGTCCTTCAATACAAACTGAATTTTTTTAGGCTCAAATTTTTCATCCACTAAACTGCCATCAGCATTTACATACTCGATAAGTATTTTCATTTTATACTTTTTGGTTAAAAAAATAAATACGATACTTTATACAATTTGTATAGACATCGCCACAATCAAAACGAAATGTTTTACAATCTTGTAACATTTCGTTTTTGCTTTTATTCTAAATAATTGGAATGTTTTTTTGGAAAATGTTAGAAAACTGTCCCATATATGGGGCATTTTTTTGGGACAACGTGGGACAAAATTGCGACTTTCCGCAATGATTTTCCGCAAAACGCCGCAAAAACCGCCATTTCTTGCCACAATTCGTTTTTAATTTTTCTTTACCTGCGTTTTATCCGAAAACCGCTACAATGCCCATTGCTACTATATTTCAATGTAAGGCAAATAAAAAACGCTCTGCATAAGCGGAGCGTTTAAAGGGTATTAAATAGTAGGCAAATTGTAGTAAATAAAAGGTGATTGTAACATTTTGTTTTTGACTGCCTTTTTTGGGTAGGCTACAATGCCGATGTTTACGGGGTTTTGGGTTTGGGCAAAAATAGGAATGTAACATTTTGTTTTTAACCCCTTAGATATTCGGCATAACAGCCCAAAGTAGTGGTTCCAC